CCAGTCTGAACAACGCCAGCAGCAGGGACTCCAGTCGGGATGCCGCCAACAGCCAATGCTTTTTTGAGTGCGCGGTAGGATGTTTCCCAGAACTTCGCATTACCAGTGGCCTCATCAATCTGTTCGTCAGTCAACTGATCAATTGCTTTGCGAGTAAGTGCAAGCGTGTCACCTATTCCAAAAATGAAACTGGAAATAAGGTCGATCTGCATTGGCTTCCGCATTTGATCTGGCGAGAAGAACGACTCCGTAAAGTTTTGCAGGGTCGGGCCAACCACGGGAACGATAGAAAGCGGGGTTCCCGCCACCTTTCCAAGCAACTGCGCCCAAGTCTTCTCCTTCTCTTCTTCATCTTCGGGTGGGAACAAAAGGCTGTAGAAAGCTTGGGAGATTGCCTTGCTTGCAGCCAAGCTGATTGAAAGGAAGACAAGCTTTGTTGCCGCGTCTTGAAGATTCTGGCGTCCGCCCTGCTGTGCTTGAAGCATTGCTTCAGCAAACAGGGAATACTGCTTGGACACCGCGCTCTGGAACATAATAAAAACCTTGAACACTGGATTTTGGCCAGCAAACTGAAACACCCCAGTGCGATCAGCGCCATGGGCCGTGTTCTCGGAACGAAACATCATTCTGTTCCACTCGTTGGCAACAGCTTGGTTGAATTCTTCCGTCCCATCCTGAAGTGCCGTCCGATCCCGCACCACCTGTTGGGCAATCTTGTAGCGAACCAAAGCACCCCACCTGTCTGTTCCTTCCAGCCAACTCATGGCGGCGGTCTCAAGGTTCTTGCGCCACTTGGTGTCGGATGGGGCGTTGGAAAGCCCGCTAGTAAACTCTTGGATAAACCCTCCATCGCCATACCGCTCGTTGTAATAGGGGGAATACTTGGACAAAACAGCGGCCATATCGCGGCGATCCTTGGGATTCATGGCCTTTAGTCCGTAGGGAAATGCCTTGGCAAGATATTTGAATCCATCTTTTCCGTAGTAGGCTAGTGCAATCGGAATACCTACGGGGTTTTGCATGGCGGCGTGGAGTTTAAATCCAAGGACACCGACACCAGCGTTACCGACTAAAGTGGAAAGTAGCCCCATAGGCAATCCAGCAGGGGGAGTGGTCTGTTGACGAACCATTTCCCTAATCATTTTAAGCCCATCTTCTCCGATCTTTTGTGCCAGAGGGCGGGCAATCTTCGGATCATTCAAGACCATTTCAATGTCGCGGACAATCGGCAGATAGGCTCCGATCCGCGCATCATTGGTCACATGGTAGTCAAGACGTTGCAGAAAATCCACGGCGCGGAGCTTGGACTTGGCCCGCTCGTCGCGCTCTTTGAGGTAGCCCACATCATCCACCCGCCGTTGGTAGTAGGTAATGTAGTCCATATCCTTCTTGGTCTCGGTGGTGCGAGTCCATTTGTCGGCAGTTCGGGGGTAGTAGGTGCCAGTAACCCCCTTGATCCCGTGGCCGTATGCTTGAAGTGAGGCGTTTTCTAAAATGGTAAATAGATCATTGTTATAGAGGTCCACCATCATGTCCACCATCTGGGTATCCTGATCACCCATCTTATTCAGGATCTCAAAGTAGGTGTCGGGGGTGATCTTGACGGTGTCTATGGCAGCGGTGTCCAGACGATCAATGACGTAGCCACCAGAATTGACCGCCCGCCTGAAGTTGCTCTCATCCCGAAGCGAGGCCACCATATCCAAGAACTCCCTACGCTGAATCTTAATCGGTTTGGAAACACCAGAGCCATCAACGCCAGTTAGTTCGATCATCTCCTTAGACCACAGGTCATAGTCACGGGTGCCAATTTCTAGTCCCGTGATTTCTTTGACGCGGGCTTCGATCTTCTTCTTGAGGTCGCGGCGAACCCGCAACTCGTCATTGTAGGCATCAAGGGTAAGGCGGTCATAGACAAACTCGCGAAGCTTGTTGAGTCCAAAAGCCCGAAGGATATTTTCTACTCTGGCTCCTTTGTATAGAGCAATGCGGTTGAACAAACCAATCCCCATCCCACCATCTTTGCGGGCCTTGGCGATAGACCTAACCTGATCAATCTCGGAAGAAATCTCATCTACCAATTCCATTCGGGTTTGCTGTTTGTTGAAAAGCATCTCGCCTCTAGCCACCTTATCGGCATGGAGGGTGGAGTTGACCATTGCTGCGATCTCTCGTAGAGCATCCAGACCAAGGGACTTATCGATCTTGATAGTTTGCAGGGCTCCCTTTTGTTTCAGGTATTTCTGAACAGCCAGATCTTCCAATGCTCCGACAGGATCAGCCTCGTAGCGTTTCATGGCATCCTCAATCTTGGCTCTGGCTTCGGGGCCGATCCCCTTCTTGCTGTAGGTCTCGACAAAATCCCGAAGCACAGCCATAGCTTCTGGACTAATCTCATTTGCTTTTACTGCCTTCTGGGCGCGATCATAGGCTTTGCGGGCTCTGGCCGTGGCGTCATCCAGTCGGGCTTCGTTGAGGCCATTCTGGGCGGCTTCCACCACCTTCTTGAGTCCTTCTAGACCCGTGGCGCGTTCAAGGGTTAGAAGCTGGTCTCCAAGATACTGGCGCGGAACCACCTCGCGGATGATGCGCTTGGCCTGACGAAGCTGTTCTTCTATTTGCTTTTTCTCGGTAGCCCTATCCGTCTTGGGCTTGGCAATGTTAACATCAAAGGCTACGCGGATGGCCTCGGCAATCGAATCGATAGTCCCAGCGGCCTCTTCCAGTTTGATCATGCGTTCCTTCTCGCGCTGTTGGCGATTAGTCACGGCAGGCAAGGCCCGCTCCATCCTGACCTGTGCCCGCTCCTTGGCATTAGTGACGTTCTGGGCTAATTGGTAGACGTTAGCAAAGTCGTTGGCCGTCTTCTCGGCTTGCGCCACATCCAGATTGGTAAATTGAACGATGGCATTTTTTAGTGCCGCTGGCCCCAACCCCGACTCCATCCAAGTAGCCATGATATCTTGCAATGAATAGGTAAGTTCTTTACCACCAGTAGTTTCTGATCTGCTATCAAGGATATCGGAAGCCCGCTTTAAGAGGCGCAAGGCTTCAGATTCACTAGTTCCTTTTTCGGGCTTGGCAATCTCCTTACCTTCCACCTTCACTGTCGGCATTAGCCCACCATTAAGTTCTAGCCAAGTCGCCGCAATATAAGGATTGTAGGCTTCTCCCAGATTAAAGAATTGGGGATTAAGAAAGTCTCCCAAGGTCATACCATTTTGGTAGTTGGCTTGGGCTTCTTCGCGCAACTCGGCAGGAACCTCGTCAGGAAGGATGGAATATCCCGTCACCAACTCTTGAGCCTTCTTGGCTTCGGCGCGGTTGGTCACGGTCTGGGCAACCTCTTCGGATGTGGCGTCTTCGTTGGTGTCTGGCTCTGGTTCAGGGGCAAAAACCGCACCGAAAGTAACCCCAGTTGGCCTCGCCTCCATCTGTGCGTCCTTAACAAAAACACGGGAGCCAACCATGATTGCTTCAGATCCGCCAACCACAGCCTGTCCAGTTCTTGTATCCACAAAGAAACTAGATCTAACTGGATTATATCCAACCTCAGTCCAAGAATCAGGATCATTAATGTCAATTGGAAGTTCCGTAATCGGCTCGTATTTTCCTTTAACAGTAGCAAGCCTGAACTTTCCAGCGCCCATCGCAATGTTAAGCGCACCGCCCTCGCGCATTTCGCGAGTCATAAATCTTGGATCTGTTACCTTTGCTATACCAGCAAAGGCCGCAACACTGCCAATAGTCTTGGCGTCATCGGCAACAGGAAGATGGGCTGTAATCGCATATACAGTGTCTCCAGCTTTTGTAGATTCATTGTATGTCGGAATATCTATTCTGAATTCGTATTCAGATCCAGTCTCAAGTCTTGGATTCCCGTTTTCATCAATCAATCCAACCTTGTCTAGTTTGGCTATTCCGCCACCCGTCTTTGCCATGTATTGCTTGATCTTTTCGTCAGTTGGAATTGGATCTGCTCCCTTCGGGACAAACGGATCAACGGCGTCAACCAAATCAGCATAGTCTCCAGCGGTAATCTCGCCGTTTTTCATCCTAACCGCCGCAACAGCAAGTTGTGGATTCCTTCTTAAAATCTTATTAGTAGATGCCTTATTAAATGCCTTTTGTTCTTCATCGGTTCTTGGGGCATACTCATCAACGATTGCTGTGGGCTCTGGCATTGGGGCCAGCGGGGCAATGCCTTTAGTTTCTGGGGCCGCGCCTCTTGCTGCTGTGGTTGCCGCGATTCTCTGCTCTACCGTTCCTCTAGTGGCGGGAGCTTCAAGTTCCGCCAGTGCATAGGATGCATCCACTACTGCTGCTGCCATGGTGTCGCTATCAAATCCAAACAAATCCCGAATGATGCGAACAAAACGCTCATAGATAGATGGTTGGTTCTGCACCTTGATATTCTTTAGGAGATCTTGAAATGCTGGAGAACTCCAAGTCATGGCGACAAACTCATCCAGATTGGAGAGGCCATACAATTCGTCCCATCCAATCTTCTTACCAGTAAACTTATTAATCAAAGGATTCTTCCTCCTCCATCCACTTTTCTGGGATCTAGTAGCGTCCATATCGGCAAGCCCGCCCGCCCCGAAATATTCCTGAGTCAATCCCATCTCATCGATGGTCTGCTTATAGAGGCTAACCAGTCTCTTGATTTGTTCTGGAGTGTTTGGGTCTGCCAGAGCCTTGTCCATGGCTCGCAAGTAAACAGCGCCCTTGGCTCCGCGAACCGCACGATCCTCAACATATTTCCTAATGGCATCCGAAGTAAGGGTGTGGCCAACTTCGTGAACCAAGGTTTCGGGCATTACGATATGGGGTTGCCCGCCAACCATAGCTGGAACACGAATGAATCCTTCGTTGGCGCGGTAGGCTCTGGCTCCTCCGCGCTCCCTCTTAATAAAGTCGGCATCCAGCATCCGCAATGGAAGTTTCGCCAGCACAGAGGCTGCGCGTTGCATTATCTGCGAAAGATTGAGCGAGCGACCAGTTGCCTCAAGATCCGAAGCCCCAAGGTTCTTGTCTGCCAAAAACTGCAAAGCTTCCCTAGCAGTCATGCCGAACATGTCGGCAGACGGGAGGGCACTACCGCCAGTTACCCTTGGCTTGGTTGCCCTTTGGGCTTCTTCTGCGGTGTGATCGACAACTGGCGGCGATACTTCTCCTGCAACCTTACGAGCGTTTCCACCGCTTCCGAATCGCTCATTCCACTTCGATTCTGCGGTGGCGGTGGCGGCATCAATCTCGTCGGAACTAAATCCTTGGTTTGAGGCATCTTGGATGTATTGTTTTGCATCGGTTTCGGTAAGCAGTCTTTGCTCTGTCAGTATGCCAGCAAGTGCCGCTCTTTCAAGTATTGAAAGCCTACGCAGTTCCCCCTGTGCCGCAAGCCGTTTTTTAAAGATAGCTGGAGGAACGGCATAAAAGTTTCCGCCATATTGTTCAACGGCCCAATTCTGTGGCCCAGCCCAAAATCCAGAAGAAGGAAGCTTAATAATTTTGTTATTGAATATGGCTGTTGCAAGTTGGTTATCAACTCCGTATTGAGTAGATATTTCTTTGATTGCCTCTTCATCTCTGGCAATTCTTCCAGCCATGGCCTGCGCTTCAGGCGGGACATAAACATCTCCAACCAGAGTCCACCCTTCAGGCATACGCACATTCGGCGGGACTTGATCCACCCCAATACGAAGCCCCTTGGTAATAGCCTCTGCCGCCGCCTCGCTGGCTCCAGTGTCGATTTGGATCTTTCGGGCTTCGGGCGTTAGGCGTGGACGTTGATCTTGCGGAAGTGCATCAATGCCCGCTTGGGTGAGAACTTGCTGTCCCTTGTATTCCTCGGAAAATCCTTGCTCGACAAGAGACTCAAACTCTTGCGGGGTGGCCTCGTTGCGGGCCACTCGACCAATCAGATCTACGGGCTTGGCTGCGACAAATGCTGCTTGTCCAGCGGCTACTCGTCTAGCCTGTGCTTCCTGCTCTAGGCGGGTGACTTCTGCTGCTGCCCTTTGCTCAAGCTCGGTGACGCCTGCTGCAACTTCTGCCTCAGTTTCGGGGATCGCGCCAGCTTCGACAGGAGGGCGAACCTCCCTAACGATTGAGGACTTGTATCTTTGGTAGTTGGGGTTGCTTTCATAAGTTGAAATATCCTGATCTAAAAGAAGGAATGGCTCGGACAACTCCGCCTTCTGGTCTTCGGATATCGGCATAGCATCGATGATCCGAAGCGCACTGTCAACCAAACGGTTGGCTTGAGCTACTTGTTCGGGATTGACCTGACGGTAAAATTCGGGAGTCTCGGAAACCTTGCGAGCCCGCTTGCCGTCTTGGGAAACCTTGGATTCTCCTGTGTCAAAGAGATTGGCAAAGAAATTGAGGGTCGGTGAACGCTCAATCTCAACCAAGGCTTGCGGGAACTGGACGCTATCCTCTGTGGTATCGGCCTCTTCGGTTGTTACTATTGGGGCTTGCTCGACAATCGTAGTGGTCTCAACCCGCTCTTCTTCAGGGCGGATGCGGCGTTGGCCCCTCCGCGCCCATTGAATACCTTCAACCTGATCAAGGGTTTGGTTGGGGTTAACAGCAACAGTGTATTTCTCTTGGGTGCCAAAAGGCCGAAACACAACCTCGCCGTCTTCCTCGTTCAGCGCACCGCGCATTCCTTCATAGATAAAGGTGTCTTTATCCTGAATAGAATCAGCAATGGTTCTAACCGCTGGAAGAACGCGGGCCTCCTCTTCTTCGCCGCCACCAGCACCTTCGACGGGAACTTCGCCTCGGCTGACATAGTCATCCACTAGTCCGCGCAATGAAGCAATGGCTTCTTGTGGATTGGACTCAACCACTTGAATAAACCGCTCATAGTTCTCTGGAGCCATGAAGGTCTTGAACCTTGTCTTATCAATCTCGCTAACTTTAAATTCGTTTTTATTGATGAGGTTTTCCAAGTAGGTGACATCATCTTTGAGTCCGCGAACCGTGACGGGGTTGAGTCCTTCGGCGGGACGAACCACCTCATCCACCGCAATGTTTGTAACGTCCTGAAGGATCTGAGAAACGTCATTAGCCTGAATGCGCTCCAAGGCTTGGTTAACCGTTTGGTTTCTCTGGGTAATAAAGTCTTCTGGGAGTCTCACCATTCCATCGGCAAGGCTCTCGGTGATCTTGGTTTCTACATCGGTCTTTGCCGCTTCCACCGCCTGCTTCATAGCATCGGCAGATTCGGGCGTAAGACCAGATGCGTTGTTAGCCGCTTCTTCTGCTGCCGCAATAGCTGCTTGTTCGGCGCGGAGTTGTTCCGCTCTGGCTGTATCGGCCTTATCAAGGTCTTGCAATCTGCGCTCTGTTACCGCTTCACGCCGCGCCCTGACGGTGTCAACAGCAAACTTGGCCCCACCCAATGGCAGCAATCCAAGAGCCATGGCCTTCATGTCATCCGCTCCCATGGTGGATTGGGCTTGGTGGGCGCTCACCGCATTACGCATGTAAGCTTCCTTCCACTCCTCGGTAAACTTCTCTTGTCCAACCTCAACACCAATGTTGACTGCCCCATCAATCGTCCTGCCAATCATGCTCTTTCTTGCCGCCTTGGGCATCTTCAGGAACATGGTGGGCTCAATTAGCTCGGTGACGCTCGGAAGCTGCGAGGCGTAGAATGCATCTGTAGACTCCTTGTAGAGTTGCTTCTTCTGGTCTTCAGAAAGATCATTAATGTTCTGGACGTTAGCAGCCTCCAGAAAATCTTGAACGGTAGTTTGAAACCAATCCAATCCATAGATATTGGCGTTGGCTACAGCACTTGCCGCACCAGAAACCCAAGGTGCCGCCTGTTGTCCAAGCTGGTTGATCGTCGGGCTTTTGAGTAGGGCGGCGACAGCCAAGGACAGACCGCGAACGCCAAGCTCTCCTGCTTTTTGGGATGTAATCTGGGCTCCAACTTGACCAATAACCTGTCCAGCCATGGCGGCTGTCGGATCTCGGAAGGGATCGGCGTTCTGCTGTTGTTTGTCTATTGTTTTCTGGATTAGCTCAAAGGCAAGTTCTCTGGACTGATCTTCATCCCCAGAGTCAAGTGTATCGCGAAGCCGCTGACCATCCACAGCCATGTCAATATACCCACCAAACCCTTCGCTTGCGCCCGAAAAGTAATCCATGACCGAAGATGTAAATCCCGTTCGGCTTGATTCGTACTCTTCTAAAACTTCGTCATCGGTCTTGCCCTCGGCGCGTTGGGCGTAATCGGGAAGCTCGCGGACAAACTTCAGTTTATCTTCGCGCTCCGCCGCTGCTGTGGCGTCAAGAGCTTCAATAGAGGCAGTGCGTTGAATCTCGTTGATCTCGCCCTCGGAAAACAGATCATCAACCAATTCCTTGGCACGGTCATAGTCTCCCTGCACATCCTTGGAGAACACGGGGCGACCTTGGACAATGGCAACTTCCTTCTCGCCCTTTTGAACGGAGATCCATTCTTCCGCGTCTCGGCGGATCTGCTCTTGCTGGTCTGCGGGAAATCCCGAAACCAACTTGCTAATAGCCTCCTCTGTCTCTGCCCTGTTTTTATTCTGGGCGTCCTTAACTCCCTGCCACGCCTCTTCTGCCACCTTCAATCCTTCGGGACGGTCTGGCATGTCAAACGGAATGTCGCCATATCCCTCGGCTACCGCCGCTCCATAATCCGCCCAAGCACGCTTGTTGTTAACCTCAAGCTGTCTAGTAAGCCATGCCGTTTCTCTCGCCGCATCAAATCCCTTGGCATAGTTCTCTGCCGAAGATTTGATTAATCCATTCTCTTGGTCTGCGTATTTCTTGGCAATGGATTCAAACGTGAAATTACGCTCTTCGATATCGGAAATAGAGCGAGCTTGCTCCATCTCTGCTGCCATTTGGGAATCAAACTGGTAAAGTTGATCAGCCACCGCATCACCAAAGGCGGGATCAAGGCGCTTGGATTCAATCTGATTTCGGCGTTCCTCGGCGCGTTGGGATTGAATGCGATCTACTTCGGGGCGCAGGGTATTGAGTCGTTCTTGTTCTCCGTAGAGCCCAACCTCCGCTTCCTTGCCAGCGTTGAACGCGCTGACCATCTGTTGGACAATCTCAGGGGTGCGCTCTGGGATCTGGGCCAATTCATTGTATTTGGCGTAATTGGCCTCGCGGGACTTGGCGAGCTTTTCAGCTGCAGCGGCAGCACTATTATAGTCTCCTATCGGATTGGGTTCTTTAAATGCTTCCCAAGGCTTGATCTCATCCTCTTCTTCGGGCTCGGAAAAATCCGACCACGGCCCGATAGCTTCTGGAGTCAGTGTTCCAGTTGCGCTATCAGCTTCATCATCTTGGAATTCCTCCCATGGATTTGCCATAGCTGTTATTCTCTAGCCCAATTGCTTGGATTGGAAGCCGCTTTTTTGTCGTTGCTTGGGCCAGTATATCGGAACCCGTTTCTAACATCTCCCGTCTTGGGAAGGTTCGACGCGGGGGCTGCTGGAGCTTCTGATGGTTTTGCCCTCTCGGCAACTTTTAATTCAGCCTCTGCTCTACGGAGTCGCGCCCTTGTCTTGACGTAGTCTAGATCATCATCTTCAAGTTCCCCTTTTTCAACTGAGGCCGAAAGAGTGTCAAATTCCGCTTGAACCACATCCCTACGATCCCGCGCCTCGGTTACTGATATGGGCTTGTATTCTTCTTCTTCGGGCTCTTTGGTTTTGCGCTCGCCAGCCCTTTGTGCGGCGAGTCTTTCAATTCTTCCGTAATCGTAATCAACGACCGCCGTCTTCGGATCGGCAAATCTTGTGGCCTCAATCTCGGCCTCTGTTACACCCTCACCCAATGCCTTGTTGATTATTTCGGCCTTGGCCTTGCCAGCTTCTTGCTCTGCTTTAGTTGTGGCGGCAATTCCATAGGTTCCATTGATTCTCCTTGCCGCCTCAAGTCGCTTGGCAATGTCCTCTCTTGCGGCACCTAATGGATTTTCCAAAACCAATTGTTCTATTTTCAGTCCAGCCTCTGGGTCACTTTTAAGGTCGATGCCCTCCAAGCCCGAAGCAATAGCATTAACTTCTGAGGATTCTTGTGCCGCATCTCGCTCATTAAGTGTTTCCAACTTTAATTGTGCCGCATATTCATTTTGTTCTTTATTGAATCTCCATCCCTCACGCTGCTGAGAAAGTCTTGTTTGCTCCATTTGCTGCATGATGCGCTGCTGCTCCAGTGCTTTTTCTTGGGCAAGATCATATGCAGCCGCCATCCGAATGGATCTGCGTGACCCTCCAGTTGGGCGACCACCATAAGCCTCTGGAAGCGTTTCCACGGGCGCTCTTCCAGCCCTAGCTTCTTGGGCCAAATAAGCCTCTTTCTCGGACTGGGATGCCATAAGACTTGGCTTGTCCATAGTCCCGCTCAATCCTTGATAATAACCAAGAAGCTTTTCAGCCTGTTGTTCTCCGTAAGTTGCCATAAATTAATACATCCAAGAACGGCGGGGCTGTATTTCTACTGGACCCGTGGCTTGTGCTGGTTGCGGACCTCCAAACCTAGATGACGGAAACATTGGCAACCCTCCAAAAGTTGAGGCTTCTGTTGCTGGCTTAAAAGAAGATTCCGCGCCAGCAAACGGAAATCGCGGAACTCCAACAGTAGCTTCTATTCCAGTCATTCCTCGACCAACTGTGGTTTGAAATTCGCTGGCTCTTTGTTCTCTTGCCATTTGGCCAAATCCAGTAAAATCAAGTGGATTACCACTTGTGCCAAGTTCTGTTTTGCTAAATTGTGTAGATCTTTCTAAATTTCTATCTTGAGTTATTTTTTTTGAAGTAGAAGGCAAAGCCGATGGTTCTTCTTTACTAGGTTCGGTATATGAAAATGTTCCAAAAGGCTGTGGGCGAGGAGCAAAAAAAATTGAACGCTGAGTAATTGGATCAAAACCAGTTTGTTTAATTTTATTAATATCAGTGTTTGCTGGAAGACCCATGGAAACCGCGCTTTCCATTCTGGCTTTACCTTCGCGCCCAGCTTGCGTGTAGGCCAAAGATGATTTTAATTCTCTGAGCCTAGAAGCCTCCATTTCGCCCAAGCCACCTATACGTTCGGATGGAGTAGGTGCGCCACGAAAAGAATAAATCAAATTGGGATCTGTTCCAAATCCAGTGTAGTTCATAGAATTAAGTCATGTTTACGAGTCGGCGGGTAAGCCAAGGAGCGATTTGCATAACCCCTTCTTGCCCTGCGTTATACTCTTTTAGTTCGGCGTTGAGAAGTAAAATTGCCCTGTCCATATAATATTGTCCGCGCTCGACATCGGCCTTCTCTTCGGCGTTCAGGGCCATGAGACCAAGCTTAATAGCCTCCAAAGAGTCGGGGTAGAGGGGATCGTTGTCGGAGATGGCCCAGCAATGGCGGCGTTTGAAGATGCCCTGAACGGCATCCCAGTTCTTGTCCACGATATAGCGACGATAGCTTATCGCCCGCTCCCCAGCCTCGTATTTGGCCAGAGTAAGCGAACCCGTGGTTGCCGCAAGTGTGATGGTGCCCGTGGTAGGGGTTTTCTCGACACTATAGATCTCCTTGAACGTCTGGCTTGTGGTCTGGGTTCCGTCTCCAAGGTCAAGACGAACGCCCTCCACTCGGTCTCCATCCACTGTAGAAAAGATTTTATCTCCATTGTTGTCCTTTCCGCGAATCCAGATGTAGCTTCCAGCACACTCTGTTTCGCTGCTCGACAAGGTCAAAGCTGATGCGGTCTCAATGTCCCTGAACGTAACATAGCCTTCCCCGATATCCTGCAAGGGGCCGTAGTAGGAGTCGGCTGTCCTGCGGATTCCGCGTCCTTGGGGAAGGTATTGATACCACTCGCTCTGGACTGCGGAGGTCTTGTAACCCGCCTTTCCACCCCGCAAACAGGTCTCCAGATGGCGGGGGAGGGTAATAAACTTGTTATCGTTGATATCCTCGTAGGCTGTGATTGTTGCCTGTTGGATAGTGCCAACATATTTTCCTTCGGCAAAAAAACGCTCCAAAACACGATTGATGTTGTTTCGGAGTTCGGCTTGCGCGTCAAAGTTCTCCAGATCAGGAGGATCAGGAACTGGAACAACAGAGGTGGGTAAACGCTCTACACAGAGGCCAAGGGTCAATGAGGACATTTTGCCCGCAAAGCTACCACCTTCACCCGTGAAGGTCAATAGTAGAGATTACCAAAACTAAATTACTCTGGGATAATATGGAAAAACTGGAAGATTTCCATAAGCTCTCTGTTGATAAATTGGTTGCCAATTTGTTCCCCGCTCTGACAATGGACTTCCCATCATGGATTGCCGCATATTCCAATCAAGATCTCTGGAATTATATGCATAATCAATAGGATAATAATTGGGCTGGTAGCCCTCTTTAGTGGAATAACCAGAAAATGGCCCCGATCTTAAGGGTCTTGGAGACATATAACCTGTTTCAATATCGAATGAATATTTTGGCTGCATCTCATCTTGAACCCTTTCGTAAAATTCAATATTTCTTGGGGTAAGTTTCTCTGAAACCGTTGGTATAGGCAGTTGCGGAACTTCTGGTAAAGCAGGAACTGGCCTCATTTCTGGCATGGCGGGAGGCTCTTTAGCCCAGAAAGACTCAATGGGCTGGCCATATCTGTTAGTTGGCGTGGCATCGTATCCGCCTGCGGCCCGTCTTTCTCTCGCCCCTGTCTGATCTTTGTATGTTTGTTTTTGTTCCCGATACCGATTCATGGTTCGGGCATTCTCCCTTACAGCGGCAATCCGCTCTTTCTGAATTCGGTCTTGTTCTTCCCTAGCTTTAAAGGCTTCGGCCTGTTCGGGGGTAGCGGAGATAGTTCCGTATTTTGTTTTAATCTTTACTTTTTCGGCCATTTGAGAACTTATACCCTAAAAAGGAGGTCGGCGGAAGCATTATTTCCCACCCATGGTAGAAACTCTTTCAGATCCTTGACGGGCCATTGTGTGTTCTTTTGCAACCTATCCCAGTCTTCGCAAGCATTCTCGTATCCACCTTTGTATATACGTTGCTTCTGAGCTACTTGTTGCGGGGTCACCCATGCCATGTGTAGGACTGAGCCTAGCATAGCTGTTGCTTCGTCTCGTTCGCAAATCTTACCTCTATTCCCATTGAATACGGGAGGTTCGTGGCGCTCCATCCAAAGACCCACACTATACCTCCAAGCCCGCACCCACTCATTACTTCTGTTTCCATAGCCATTAGATGAGGTTGAAATTACATTGGGGCCTAACATGTAGTCCATCTTGACTTTGACTGTGTTGGTTTCGGGATTTGCGGTGAATAGCCCCACTAATCTCCGCATTTGATCCGCTGTCCAAAGTTCATCACTGTCCATTTGGAGGAGAATGCCGCCCTTCTTGAAGGCGGTTAGAGCGGCGTTGATCATCTCGGTCTTCCCTCCCCACTCTGGTTTACTGGCAACTGTAATTCGGGGATGGGAGGCCAAGGCCGAAAGAAGCTGATTAGTCCCATCGTGACTCACCTTGCCCTGTTGATTCCCCATCCACGCCGTATCCTTAACGGCCATAGAGGCTCCCTCGACTATCGACCAATGCCAGTCATGGCGGAGTCTTGTGAGTTCGGCAAACTGAGCCCCGATCCAAGGAGCCCCATCAAGAACAATAGTAAAGATGTTTAGGGTCACAGACCTTCCCAGAGTTCGCCGCGCTTCATGCGGTCCAGATACTCTCCGAAGGTCAGGGGATCTCTCTCGTTGAAAATGTAGTCAAAGAGATAGTCTTCGGTCTCCTTGGGGAGATCCAGCTTGCGGCACAACTTCTTGAAATACCGATCTTGCACCTTGGACAACTCATTAATGAAGTCCTTGGTTACGAGGATTCGGTCATCGGGATGCTTGCTCATTTTTCTTTGAACCCACCTTTTTTGCTCTTCATTTTCTTGTAGACCTTGGGGTCAATGGTGGATTTGGATTTCGGGCGGCTGGTGCCAGCCTTTTTCCTTGCGTTGATATTATCGTATAGTCCTTTTTTCTTCATGGCTATTTTCCTTTCTTTACTGATTTGCTTCCACTGCATCCCCACTTCTTGCGGGAAAGTTTGTTCGGTGAATTTGGGTCACTCCGCCAATCGCCTTTAATCTTATTGCTGCGGGCACAGTAGGCATCGGCTCGCGGGCTTCCAATTGGCCCGATCTTACTTCCTTTCTCCCCATACTTCACGGTTTTCTTACGCCCCGTTTCGGGGTTGGTTACTGTTTTGCTGAACTTTTTCTTCATAGTATTATTTGGTTGATTTAAATTGAAACTTTGCATTGCCATTTTGATCGGCCACCCATTCTGCCGCACCAGCCTTTACGGCTTCACTTTGCCATTGTGATCCAGTTAATGCGCCTCCAGCCACAAATCCAAAAAGGAAAATTAGGCCACCCACTATTGTTAGAATCGGAACATTTTCATTCATGGTATTAGTTGATTGTGGTTAAAATCTTAGCACCCTTTTGCATGTTTTCAACTGGGTAAAGTGGTTGAAGATTTGTCCAATGGCAAGCGGCTTTTTGCTGTTCTGGATCGGTTAAATCAAATGAAGAAAGCGGACGGATATGATCGATGTGGAAGCTGTTTGGTTTATCCCAAGACATACCATTTTTAAATTTAGATTCCAAATGTTGCTTCAAAAAATCAAATGTGCATCCAAGTAGTTCTTGTGTTTTTTTAACCTTTTTCCATCCGCGCCGTCCAATAGCATAATAAAGCCTGCATCTAAGTCTACTTGCAATGGCATATTGTGGGTCAGTGGCTATTCTTTTTCTTTTGTGATCATTGATCCACTTTTTATTATTCCCGCGCCATGCACTTACCCTTTTGCGCTCTCGTTCTTTAACTTCTGGTCTTTTTTGATACTCAGCGTTTCTTTTCTTAATTTTCTCATAATTGTTTTTGACGTATTCTTTTTGTCTTGCCAAAACTTTTTCTTTGTTTTTCTGATAATTTGCAGCACCAGATTTTTTTTGTCTTTGTTTGTTCTTTGGATCTTTCCAATATTCAGCCGACCATTGTTTGTTTATTTCAAAGGCTTCTGGTGTCATCCATTGAGCATACTCGTAGATCTTTCCGCTTTTTCTAAGGATTTTTCTTTTACCGTAAAAGATTTTCCCGTCCGACTCGCGAACATCGCCCTTTTTATATTTCCGAGTTTTCTCCATTTATTCTCCTCCAATACGAACAAAAGGATCCAACTTTGCAGTAGTCTTGGCAACGACGATCTTGCCCAAGCCGTTCCTCAACAACACCTCCGACCTTTCTGGCGTGAGCTTCAGCCTGTAATCGGTCTTCGTAAGTCCCATTTGGCAACGCTCGCTTTGCTGTTTTGTCTTTGAGGACGGCATATAAATTTGGTATTCGCCAGCGTTCTTCGGGGGTGCATTCTGGAATTTCGTCATCCCCAAGATTTTTGGCGTTCTCATGTAGTTTAATTCGATTCCTAACCCATGCAAGCGTTTCTATTTCACCCCATGTGTTGAGCCTGATTTCTTGCACGGCACACTTAGGATAATCGGCCTTGAACTTGGAATCGCGCAACTTAAAGTCTTTCATCACAAGGATGACGGCTGCTCGTTTGACGGGGATTCCGTTGTGTTCCAAAAGCATTTTGTTTACAGATGCTTGGGATGTCCAATCGAAATGATCTTCGGTCATCGCTTTGTAAACGCTGCTAACCTTATAATCGTAAAGAACTTGTTCTTTTTTGTCGTAAAGATCTATTTGGCCACCCAATTTTACATTATCAATATCAGCGTAATACCTGCATTCAGCTATATATCTTTCAGGATTGCGCTTCGCTATCTGCTCCAGAACGTAGTGGTTTGCCGTCCCTAGCATCGTCCACACTTTCTCGGAACAATCCATGGTGATCTCGTTGGCATGGCGTCTCCAGAGTTCGGCAATCTTGGGAGGTTGGGCCAACCCCGTAGTAGTGATATCGGACTCGCCCTTGCTGTAAGTGTCCTCGCTAACCAAGTCTACAAAAGGCTGGGGCAAATTGAATTTATTTGTGATGTTCATACTTGTCCCAGTGTATTTATGGACTTACTTGCCCTTTTTCTTTTTGCTCATGCCAGCCTCGCTAAGAGCGATTGCGATGGCCTGTTTGGGGTTCTTGACCTTCTGGCCAGAGCTACTTTTAAGTTTGCCCTTGCCGTATTCTTTCATCACTTTTGAGACTTTCTTTTTACCGTTTTTCATTATGCTGCTTTTTCTAGTTGTTGGTTGTTGTTTGCTTGCGGCGTTTTGACGCCCAAGAGTTTACAGATGTAGCGGATGTGGAAGCACTCTTTGCGGAATTGATAGCCTGAACAAGTGCAGGTAACTGGGTCTTCGGTGAGGTCAACGAGGTAGTAGTCTTCTCGGTTGGTGCGTGACTGGACAAGAAATGTGAGCGGATCATGCGGCAGAATTTCAATGCCCTTTCCATAGCTAGTCATTAGCCTCTTCTGGTTGCGGGGTTTTGAGGGACTCGGCCTTGCTTGCACCCCAGCCTAGCTCTTCAGTGCTGTATGCGCTGATGGGCATGCCAGAAATGTATCCCTGCCTGTCGGCCTGAATGAAAAGGGTGGTTGCTATGCCTTGGCGGTGGGCATCGGGCAAATCAAGCTCAATAGCAATGTCGTTAGCCTTCTTGACGCACAAGCGCATGAGGTTTGCCGCCTGACACAGAAACACCTTGGCCCTGCGGTCTACTGGGTCTAAAGCGGGCTGTTCTTTTCGGGGTTCTGGAGCAACCTCGCGCACAGGCTGGGCTTCCCTCTTGGGCAGCTTCGCAGCCTCTTCAGGAGGAACCTTTCCCACCTCTTGAATAATTACTGTATCGGTATCCCTTCGATCATCTCCACAAGTTTTAAGGTGGATCTCTTTTCCAATAAACGGAATAAAAGCATCAGCTATGGACTTCTTTTTTGTCCAATAATTACGCCTAACTCCGTTTGCTTCAAGTTCAATGACGCACAGTGTGTTATTTTTAACCCACTTTGGTGGTGCGGCAACCTTGACGTTGCGCCCCTCTCTGAGGTTGGAGTGCTGGATTGCTGGATGGTTTTCGTATTGGATTGGTTTTTGGAATGACATAATGGTTTTGGTATTCTCTATCTCCGACACTCGTCCTTGTCAAACGTTCAAATTATTTTTGAAGGAAGGTGTCGGGGGCGGGAAAAACCACTAACCCACCCCCGACGATGCTTACTCACACATGAAAACGAGGGAGAACATGCCCTCAGACCCCGAACCTACCATATTCGTTCAATCTTGCAAGGGGAAAATGACCTTGCTAGGATCGGGCTTTTAGAGTAGGTTCTCCGAAATGGCAGAGCAACCACCCCTCTCTAGAATTCATGTCGTTGGCTATTCGGCTAATGACCGCGATTTTCCGATCCTTAATCTGGTTTTAGATCCCCGTGTGGCAGGGTATCAGGTTCCCAAGGATCTCTCGGCCTGCCCCGATAAACGCTACCCCAACCATGTATTTACGGGGGCTCAACCCATCTCTGGTGACCAACGGGTTCGCCATGTCTGGGAGATCCTCCCTTCTCCTTATGTGCCGTTTACCCGCTATGATGATGACCTTGGCCCAGTTCAGGGGCGTAGGCGGTCTGTTAAAAATGAGGGACAAGTCGCAATTCGTCAGGCCGACAAGCAGGTAACTTACGATGCTCGCGAGGGGTCGGCCATTGTCTACACCGAACTGGAGGAGACTTGGTCGATCAAGACTGACGATGATGGGAATTCTCTTTTTCCGATTCGGGATCGAGATTTTTATGATGCTTCTCGCGGGCCCGTCCAAGAACGCCGCCAACTATTCGTCCCCACGGGAGAAGAGGAGGGAAGCCTTGAGAACGTCAATGGCGTCATTACCCAGACAAGCTACGAGCCCTACAACGATTTTCTTTCGGTCAAAATTGTCCAGACCTACAGCGTTGATGGACCTCAATTAATTGGCAATGCCACCAACAATGAGGGACAGCTTGTTACCGTTACTACTCAACGCAAGGCATCGGACAATTATGAAGCTCCGCAACCCACAGCCACTCGCACTGTTGAAGCATCGCGTGAAGATTCCGAAACAATAGTCGAAAGGATTGTTGATACCCCAGAAGTTTTTGGCGGGGAAACATATCGTAAAACCAGAGAAGATCTTACGCCACAAAAATTTAAAGCGGCTCAAGAAGACGCCACATTTGAACAAACCATTGAAGGAACGGCGCAAACTCCGACCCTTGATTCTGGAGAATTTGTTAAGAGCGAACAACAAGTAAATAAATTCCTAAAAAGAATCTCAACCACATCAAGAAACATCCAGTCTTCTTCGGTTTTAAGTGAAGCGGTGCTGAATCAGGATGGGCAAATTGGAACCCGCACCCTTACTCTAGCCTCTGGAAGCCAATCCTTTGCCCCGTCTTCCACCCTCGTTGATGCTAGTGTTGAGGCTTTGGGTGATGGCAGAACAATCAAAACAGAAATAGTTATTCCAGAGGTATTTGATAATAAAACATTTTCCATTGAACGTCCAGATCCCGTCCCCCCAAAATTCCGAGTTCTCATTCCAACAGAAACCGAAGAAGAGACATTGGAGGGAACCGCATCATTACCTTTACTTTCAACTGGTCAAGTTTCCAAAAGCGAACAACAGGTTACAAAATTTGTAAAAAGAACAAGAACTTCTGAAAGAAGCGACATTTCTGAAGAAAAAACAATTGTTAGCCATGAATTCACATCAGATCTTGGCGGGGGAATTGCAACAGTTAATGAAATATATCCATACAGTGGATCAACACCATTAGCAACCCTTGGAACTATTTCTGATACTGTGGAAGATGTTGGAGATGGAACAAAAATAAGAAGACAGGTTGTTTTACCAGAATCTGAAAATTCCAAGTTGGCCACACTCAAGGGCCAAGAATACGATGATCAACTTGATATTGTAATTCCTTTTAATCAAACAGTTGCAAGTCCAAATTCAGCAGCCGTTCAGGGAGAAAGAAAAAGAGTAACCCCAAGAGATGTGGCACATAGCGTTGTCGTTGAATACAACGAAGATGATGTAAAAAATGCTTTAGAAGAATATTACTGGGAAGTTCCAGACATGATTGAAATATCTTTGCCAGACAAATTAAAATCTGCATCTATTATTGTTGATGTCGCTGGAGGAAGCGGGAGCGGAACAGGAAGTGGAGATACATATAGTTGGTCTTATTCGGCCTCTGGATCAATTAAGGGCGGATTATTTTATGATATTGAAGAAGGATTTAAAGGAAATGTCCCGACAACCAGAGCAATTTTCTTTTTAAAGAAAAACAACTCTTCTCCAAATGATGTTTTAGCAAGGGTTCAATCCGAAAGAAATAATCCAAATTTAAAATTCTGGCCAAATGCTAGACCAGAAGCCCATGAAATTGTTATTATGGGAAAATCACAATCGGTGGACAGGTCAGAATCAAAATCTCACAACTCTTCTTCTGTTTCTTCTTCATCAAGCGGAAGCATTACCACCGATCAATTAAATATTCCGCCAACCATCCATGAAAGAATAGAATTATACATTGATACAGAATATGATTTTGATGATATTGAAACAAGTATACTTGTTCGTCCTAATTTTTTGCCACCAACTCAACCATATTCCGTATTCCCAACTGGAGAGTTTATTTTAAGAATAAATGCAACACCATACAGACTTGGATATACAAGAATAGACGCTTTGATAGTTGATATAAAGCCAGAATATGTCTAACAAAGCAAATGCAGGTTGGTCTCCATATACAATTCCAGCCACTCCAACAATAAACAATAATGATGTATATGCATTATCTTGTTCCAATGGGGCGGATTCTTCAAATAATCCAAGCCAATATTTGGAATGGAAAAAGACAATACCAAACGGAGAAAGGGTTGGTGATCTTTTAAGGTGGGATGGGAGTGCCTGGGTATTATTGCCAGCTATTTCAAGCGGAAGCCTTCATGTATTGACCATTAAAAATAATGTATTGGCTTGGACCCCGACAGAAGACTGCGAATAATGGCTACTATTAAAAAAACAACAGAAGGCGGAATAGAGCGTATTATTACAAAATCTTCTGGTGTAATTCAGAAAATAAGCTGCTCTTGTTGTGAGGAGGTGTGCTGTATGTATTCTGCACAGAAATACATAGAAGGAGTTTATCTTAGAGAAGATCTTCCAGAAACATTAACAATATATGGCCAAGCAGATGCTCCATATACTATAAATTTTGAATTAAATTTGTTTGGTCAAGATATTTATACTGGTGATGGTAATACAAAAATACAAATAATTAATGAATCTTGGGAAATTTTGGGCGAAGATGGAAATCCCGCTCAAGACAGAAGTCCAAGTGATTGTCTTGTTTATGAACCATTTTTTGAAGGCGGAGCTTATAATGGAGACAATTACGAAGATACTTATTTGGTTGAAGTAAAAACAACTCCATTGCCAAGCCCAACAATAGAAACTTTTGAAATTACAAGAACTTCACTTTGCACATGGGAGGGATTTGGTTTTGGATATGATTTTACTCTTAAATATTATGACACAATAGAACTTGTAAATGAACGCCATACTATGTGGGGATTTGAATATAGCGCAGGAAATGCATTTAGAGATCCACTTGATGCGCCATTTAATTCTCCAGTTGGAACATATGCAGAAGCAAGCTTTGCATATATCGTAAAAGAAATTTAATGAATTGCAAATATCAGTCAAGGACCAAGGATCATGGACAATTTAATTGTGCTTTGGGATGGTATGGTGGCCGTCCATGGCTTGGTAATTGTCTTGATTGCATAAAACGAGGAGACAACACGTTAGAAGCAAGGTCGGCATTTGATAGAAGGGCTGAAAAATCCCACCCATCCAATCGTCAACGCATTAGCGGATGCTGTGATCGGGCCGACCAATCCTAAATCTTCGGCCTGACAAAATTGATTTCTCTGACTGATGCCCCACAATTGACCCTTTTCTTTGTTAACTCCAGCTTTTGACCGCGATTGGCCAACGCATTGATGTAGTTTTCGGCGTATCCACTATCTGCTGAAGCCTGCTTGATAGTCTTCCATCCTTCGGCGTTCATCGCCTCAATAGTGGTCATTTCGTTGGTTTCCCGAAACGACTGCCAAACATCATCCCACTGGTTAACTACAATTTTAGAAGCGGGCTTTTTTGCTCTACTAGTTTTGCTATGTGTTGTTTCCATGAGAATGAACCTTTGTCTACAGTAAATGTGAGGAATCCGAAGTCTACCTTGCCCACACATCGGCGGGCTCCAAACTTGCTGCCTGCCCCCTGAAGGGCTGGGGTGGTCATGGCAATCCAGTCATGGCCTCCGCAGAAGTTATGGTAATGCACATGACTTCTTAGCAGGACGTTGGCCTTATGCTGCTCTCCTTCTTCGGAAAGCAAGACGTTCCAAAGGCGGTCTTTGGCCACCCCTGTGTGCCTTGTGTGGGGGATACTTCCGCTTCCTGCTGGGTGGTGTTTAAGATCGAAGACGATTCCTTCGACTTCAATCCAGAGTTGGTCTGAGATGGTGGCTCCCACCCTTTCTGCGATAACGTTCTCCCAATCCTCTCCATCTGAAGAACTTACATGATATGGTGTGCCTCTTGAGATTGCTATCTTGCAGTTCTTTGTTTTCGGGATTTGACGGATGATCTTCACGGCCATATCCGATTGATCTTCCATATCGGGGGCCAGAAGCTCCGTAGAGCCGCTTTTCTTGCCCTTGCCGTCTACCAGATCCCCGTTGACAAAAACGATGTCGTAAGGGCCATTACGCGCAATCTCGCGGGCATACCAAGTCCAGTGGGCTTTGTTAATCTGAGCCCAGAGAGGAATTTCTCCGTTCTCGTCTTTTTCGGGCAACCAGCCTGTTGGGGTTAATCCGACCCTGTGGCCGCAATGGAAGTCCGAGAGGACTGCTATTTTTTTCATAAAGAGTTAGTTGAAGTTGACACACCTGTCTGCCATTTCGTTCAAAAGAAACTCGCGAACAGACTCTATGGTCTCGGTGTGCCATTCGGGGTCAGACCCGTGTTTAACGTGGGATCGAAAGCGGGCCTCCATCGCGCACAAGACGGAATACATATCCCCCGCCTTGTGGGCCATGTCGCATTCCACCTGTTCTTCTGGGAGGTTAAACTCCAGCAGTGCTTTAGGCATAAATTTGGTTTCGGGATTTTAGGCGTCCTTGAGAACCTTCTTCAGGTCCCCATCATCCAAGTCATCGTCATCATCATCTTCAGACTGCCCATAGAGGATATCATGGATATTGGCTACTATGCCCTCGACAGCGTAGTCGTTACCGAACTTGAGAAAGGCGTTCTTGGTTGTTGGGCCGTCTTGGAAGGTGACCACAACCATGCCGCTGTCGAAGTATTCGATAAGCTCCTTGCACAGCCTATCCAGAACCTTTTGCATTTCTGGAGAATGATCAGCCATACGTCTATTGTTCCTCTCGACAAGTTTTGCATATCTGAATAACTCCGACATGCGAAATCGTCAAGCGTTCAAATTCTTTCCCCCCACAGTAGATGCAGGTTTTGGATGCGGGCCTTTTGTAGACCTTTTTCTTCTTATCTTTCATTTGCTTGGTTGGATTCTGACGTAGCCTCTTACTAGTGACGGGGCTCGGGTTTTGAGCCACACCCCATCTCCAGAGGTGGAGTCACGGGTCCCTCGCCCGTTGGTGTTTCCCTCCACACATTGAAATCTTCCATCAGCCAATACCTTGGTCACAATTCCGATATGAGAGAAGTCAAAAATGGCGAAGTCTCCAGCTTGGGGCTTGGATCTACTGGACAGGATCTTGGTGGTTGCGGGACGGTTCTTGGCCCATTCGATATAGCCAAAGGCCGCTGCCGTCTTCGGCCTCCATTGTTCGGGCGGGATCGTTTTGAGGTTGAGCCACTTGACGCTCTCCTTGTCCTTTAGCCATTGCTGGATTAGCCAGCCCGTAAATGCCGCGCACCATGGCCAAGGCGCTGGTTTTAAGTTGGTTGCAGATTGGTATTCCCGAACCTTGGCTCCGCAATTATTTCCGCCGACTTCTTTTACACCGACTTGAGACAGGGCCAGAGCGACCAGCTTTTCCAACGCTCCTGCTGGTTCGGGATTTTTTGGCCTTGGGGCCTTCTTTTCTACGGGCGGCTGCTCTGGTGTGGAGTTCTTCTTGGATGCGGAGGGCAAGCTCGGCAAGGACGGCGCTTGGCCAAAATCGGAGTTTTTCCTGCCAAAGAGTTTCTGGATGAACCTCCACATCATGGATTGCTTTCACCCATCAATCTTACCAACTGCAAACACGCCTGCCAATGTCCCAGTTCCTAAAAATCCGCTCCGCCTCGGACTCCGATGGAGATACTTGTTTTTCCAGCATTGCTCCGCTTGACTTTGGTTGAGAAGCGGAGGGAACCGAATAAACGGACAAGGAAACTTCTGCGATCTTCTTGGGGCGGGGCAGGGACGAGGATTGCTTTGAGTACTTCATGGGATAACCTCACTTGATTTTGCGCTTGGATGCGGGCTTGCGGGCGGGCTTACGAGCAGATGAAACTGCGATAGCCCGACGAACTTCGGTATAGGTCACGGGACCAGCCACTCCATCAACATCCGTATTGACCAAGGCTTGGATCTTCTTGACCCCCTTGACGTTGATCTCGTTGGTGACGTAGTTGACAATCGAAATGATCAAAGCCACCACAAACCCCGTAAGAGAGACTTGATCTACGGACTCGGCCAGTTTGGGATCAACCATGGCGAGACGGGAGACAATGGCGGCTACAACCATGGCGATAATCGGGGTGATGACGCCTCCAAGTTTGGAGACAAGAAATGCTAGGATTTTGTCTTTCATTGGTCTTCGTTTTTAAGCTTCTGGACAGCCGACTCGACAGTGAAGCGGATCACCGATTCAGAGGCATCAATGCCATTGCGGACGGCGGCTTGGGTCAGTTTTTTAACGGCTGCTTCGCGCTTTTGAGGCCCAGTCTTGCTGGAGTCGGCCAACTCGCGGACGATGTCCAATGCGAGGGGCAGGAGGGTAGCGGCCCCTTCAGCAATAAGCTGTTTGAGGATTGGAGCGTAGAAGTTCCAGATGAGGGCGGGAAGACCAGCCAATTTTGCAAATAGTGATTTCATAGATTTAAAGCTAGACTAGAATCCCTTGGATTTCAAGTAATCTTCGATTCTTTTTGTCCGTTCGTCAATTCGGGCCAACGTCTCGGATCGGGCTTGGTTCTCTTGATTGATCATCTCAATCCGCGCATCCTGCTTGGCATCACTATTTTGCAAATGGCGCATCTGCTCTGGCAGCACAATCCATCCATTGAGGGCCGAAAACATGGTAACCAGAAGGGCCACTCCTGCGATCAACTCGCTCATCGTCAGTTTTACGCCGCGCTCCAGACCTCTGCGTCTTGGTATTTCTTCGATGCTCATGGCTATTCTTCTGGTTGCGGGGTTAGTTGTGCTAATTGTAGTTGGGTAAGTTCTTCAACGCCAGTAATCTGCCCAGCGGCAAAGGCGGAAGCGAGGTCGGCTTGCCATAGACAAGTGAAGGCCACACGCCCATCGGTCAGGGGTTGGCTCGTTATGGTTCCCTTGTGCAAACTAGCCGCACGAATGCGGGTCTTTGCGCCATCATCCCAGTGGCCTCCGATGGTTGCCACACTCTCCGCGCCGTCTGGTAAGACTTCGCCGTATTGGGCGAGGAGCGCAGGGAACAACGTCTCCATGGCTTCGGGAGCTACGGCGATTGTGCGGTCTGTTGGTTCGTAACTCATGGGAGCGAAAGTCCTGCGCCGAGGGTTTGTTTGTAGAGGGTGTAAAAGGCGTCGGGCGAGGCTGGAGCGGCGTGGATGATGAAAGCGAAGGCGGCGGTGCCTTGGTAGCCTCCTGCTACGCGGCCCAGAATAAGGCCGCTTTGCAGGACACTAGGATCGGGAGTTGGCCCAATGCCGCCCGTGCCCAGCAAGGTCGTGCTGCGATAACCTTTGGTGGGAACGGTTCCGCCTATTGCGGACCACATATGAACCCCTGAAGTTGTGTTATCAGCTACCGTTAAATTACCCGTGCTTGGTATACCGTATCTATACTCTCCGCCAAATGTTGTTCGGGGGTTCATCCAGTAAATAGTGTGAGACGGAACTTGGTTGTTGGTGCCGCCGTAAAAGTTTCCCTTAGCTCCACTTGTCGGCATATCGCCAACCATCCCGCAAAACACTTGCGTAGCGCCCTGCGTAAAAGTTGTCGTGATGTGGTCGTCCACGCCGTCAAAGTCGATGCCATCGTTTGCCCAAGCGGGCCCATTAACCAGCGTCCCATTGAACGTTCCAAGCCCACCCAGCGAATACGCCGTGGTGCCAGTGCCTGCGTTTTGGGTGGAGCGCAGGGGCCAGCAGACCATGGAGTTGTAGAGGCCGAGATTCTTTACTCCTTTGACAAACTGATCGATACCCTCAATATCTGTAGCCCCGCTGGTTGTGATAAAGGTTTGAGCGTCTGTGTCTACTGCGGTATTAGTAATGATGGAAGCCACTTGATAGCGCCAAGGCCAGTCAATATAGGTGGCTAGGTTTGCGGGGTTGGCCGTGTCTCCACGATAGGCTGCTGCGATATGCCCCAAAGCTTGTTTCTCGCTCCAGTCGGTATGGTTCGGGCTTGGTTGCGGGATTTCGGCAACTGTAGGTGTGGGTTCTTCGCCGTTGGTTGCGGCCCAGCTTGTTACTTGCCATGGAAATTCGACATCATCGGTGGATGCATAAAAACCGTCTCCAATGTCATCATGAATAATCCACTCAACTCCACTCCAAGAAATTGCAAGCTGGTCTATAACACTAAATCCTGATTGGTTATAATATTTCTTGCCGTTATTTTCTCCTGTTTCGGTATAAATCCCATTAACAACCCCAGACCCCGCACCCGAAACCAAAACACTAGAAGGAGGGATCAACCCCGCAACCGCATTGTAGATATCACTCCAAGCGTAGTTCTTGGGGAGGGAGATGTAGTCTGCTTCTCCTCGCGGTGCGCCTGCGGCTACGGCAATCTTGGCCCACAAATAATACTCTGGAAGAGTAGCATAATCGGCAACAGACCCAGAATACTGGATATTAACCAGCCACTGAGCCAGCATCTGCCGTCTGGGCAAATCTGCTGCCGAAGCAAAGACGCTATCTAAAGTAGGGAGAGCCATAGCCTATGGCCCTTGCGGCGTTAAGCCATCCCCATGACGCGGGCTCCAAGGCCCCGCATGGGTGCTTCTTCCATCTCGGCAACCGCTTCCTCTTCCATATCGGCCTCTTCGTCTTCGGCTTCTTCAGCCGCAATCTCGACGCCAGCAATCATGGTGGGAATCAGTTCATCACCGTCAACGCGGAAGGTAACGAGTTCTTCAAAAGTTGAATTATCTTCAACTTCGGCGGGAAGGCTGTAGCCCTCTGGGATCTTAATGGTAGTCATATATTTAGTTATTCTCTCCTCATAGAGCTTGCCTTAGATTTTATTCCAAGGCAAGCCTTGATGAATAGAGACTAACTAATTACGCGAGATAGCCGTATCCAGCACCGCTAGGGCAAGCGACGAGGTCGCTGGCCAAGTTGCAGCGCAGATGGATCAAGTAGTAACCCCACTGAGGGAAGATCTGCTTGACCGCACAGGCCATCTTAGCCCGCCAGTAACCGCTGTTCTTGTCAGGGTTGCAGTTCTTATCATACTCGTTGATCCAGCGGAAATCGCCGCGATAGTTCTGAGCATCATAAGTCAGCTTGCCGACTTTGAGGTTCGGGTTAGGAACAAGCCATTCCATCGCCTTCGGGTGGAAGATCACCGTGGAGGTGTACTTCGCGGCCTTGTAGGCGGGGTTGATGATATACTTGTTCTGGCCGTTGACCGAAGCGCCAGCCGAAACATACGGGGCAACTTCCGTGAAGCCACCAGATCCGTTGTCGTTGAAGCGTTTCGGGAACGGGCGGCTGTGGAACACATAGCCACCATAGCTCTTCTTGGGCAACAGCGAGGAGCCGTTGGCACCGAGCAGGTCGTTGACGCGATCACTCCAGCGGATGTCCTGACGGACATCGTCGTTGAGTTTGATCAGGTTTTCAATCGTGGCGCGTTCGGCAAACACGTTGAAGACGGGCGAACCATCATCGGTCACCGCATCACCGTCATCGCCAGCGTTGTCCTGATAAAGACGATCATAGATCTCGCGCAGAACGCCGAGGGTCAGAACGCTCGTGGGAGCAGGCAAGGCATTGGTAAAGCCGCTGGTCGAAGTGGACTCAGAGAGGCCAGGTTCAACAGAGACTTTCGTCGAGAAGGCGAGGTAATCGTTGTCATAACGCTCAATCCACTCCTTGTTGACGTTGTCGGCCAAGATTTTGATGTAGTTGTTGACATCATCAATCGGGAAGGCCGAGGTGCGAACGTCTTCCAAGCAGATCCAGTTCGACTCAATCGCCTGATGGCGGAGCTTGAAGGTCTTCTGGTCGAAGGCGTAGCCAACGGTTTTAACGGGGGCCAAGCAGGAGTTGGTCTCGCCGCTGACGCCAGTAACACCGACATCTTCCCAACCGCTGCCGACAGCGACAGTGCGTTGAGCGATGGTGTTGGTAACGATTGCGCCCATGTTGTCGGGGAAAGCCGACTGGGTCACAAAACGCAGGAAGGGATCTTTATAAAGACCCAAGCGATAGGTGCCAAGGGCAATGCGTCCAGTCTCTCTCTGGAAATTGTCATTGATACTTTCGCAAGTAGTAGCAGTTTGTGCTGACATATTGATTAATTATTTTTAGTTTGTTTAATAGGGTTAGATTTGATTTCGGGATTTTTACCCCTAGATCGGTTAAGTTCTGGGCCGCGACCAGAGATTTACGGCTACAAATTTTGAAGGCGCTAACTCGCCAGCAGAGTGTCCGCGACCAACTCGGACTCAAGTCTTGAGCGCAAACTATTACATTTGCGTTAAATTGTCAATAACAGAATTTTAACGGAAAATAGATTTTCCGAAATTCATCAAGCTATCTGGATCTTCGTCCTCGTCGTTAGAGTCGGTTTCGGTGGCCTTTCCAAGACTGGGGGTGGCTCCAACCAGTCCTTCCAACTGGGCTTTAAGCTCTTTGATTTCGGCGTCCTTGGTCTCGCTTACTTTCTGCAACTGGGCGCTATAGTGATTGATGGCGCTTTCAAGGAAGGGAACTACGGAGGCGCGGGCTAAGATGGCGCTGCGGTCTTCGACACTCAATCTATCCAAATTGGTTTCAGAAGCGTTCTTCTTGGCGCTACGGATGTGGCTATTCCACTCATCTTGTCCTTCGACCTCTTGAAGGAAGTTATAACGATCTTCCAGATTTGTCCACGTTTTGGCCGTGAATGCTTTCTGGAGGCGGAGGTCATTCTCAATAAACTCCTGCTCGGATTGGGCCTTACGAGCATTTTCGGCCTCTGCGAGGGATTCCGCCTCTTTCTGGAACCGCTCATGGTATTGAGCCAACTCATGGTATTTATCAGCCATCTTAACGATGGACAACTGCTCCATGCGCTTGAAATCGGTTGTTAGATCCTCAAGAGAATCAATGCGCTTGCGGGCGTCTGGCTCGGTTAGGGCTTGCCAAAGTTTGGAGAAGTCGGCGTCATTGGCTTCTGCAATAGCCTTCAAATCACCTTGGAGGCCACTGAGAGGCTTTTTAATGGCCTCAACGTATTCGGGGCTTCTTTCAAAGTTGGCGGTCTTTAGCTCGCGATTAAGCTCTGCCATGCGGGTTTTGTAAGCCTCAAGCTCTTCCTGAAGGCTTTTGACAGTTTCTCCTTCATATTTACCCACCTTCTCTTTGGTGGCTTCTAGTTCGGCCTTGAGGCGATCCCGCTCTTCGCGGGCCTTTTTCATTTCAGTTTTGATCTCTTTCCAGCTTGAGATGCCCTTCTCGGAATCATCGCCTTCGGGCTTGTCGGAAACTTGCTTGTCTTGGAAGTGGGGGTTAACAGGAAGATCGTCCTCAGATGAGGCTTCGGCTTTTGGGGCCTCCTCCTTGGTTTCCCTAGAAGCACTCTCGGTAATCTTCTCTACCGCCTTGGCCGTCTCTTCCTTGGTGGCCTTGGGTTTGGCCTTGGGTTCCGCTTTGACGGGAGCAGCTTTCTCCTCTTTGGGAGCTTCCTCTTTCGGCGCTTCGGCTGCGGGCTTGGGCTCTTCCTGCTGGGTTTCGGGCGCGGGAGTTTCACTGGGTTCGGGCTGGTTCTTGCCACCAAAGATGGTTCCAGCAAAGTCTGCTTCGCCCGTGAGGGCTGAGTTGAGGATATCGGCCATAGTATTGTATAGTTAACTTAATTATTATGCTGTTTGTGTTGTGTCTTCTGAAGTTATATGGGAGAAGGGTTCTGGCAAGTCGAATCTTGGTTTAGTTTCTACTTTGCCCTGTGAGAGAATTTCAACAAGATCCATAACCTCTTGAGAGCCCTCATAAAAACCCGCACTCTTGATAAACACGGGCGACAGATCAAAGCCTTGTGCCACTGGGCCTGTGCTACGTTTTGGCCTAACGCGCCTTGCAATGTATCGCAAGCCCTTCTGCATATGGGGCATCGCCCATGTCTTAGCCCATTCGCGGGCATCTTGATCTGTCCACTCCATTAAGAAAATAGCTACACCTTATTTATGGTGTTGTCTATAGAAAATCTATTTCTTTCGTTTGCCGATATCTTTTACGTCTTTCAAAGATTGGTAATCTTTGCTTTTGGGGCGTTTATTTGCTTCGGCGCGGGCGCGATCTGCTTTTCCCATATCATAAGCAGTTTTCATATAAGAAGCAGCGGCTGCTCCTATGGGATTTTGTCCAATACCCATTTGGGTGTTCCAATTTTTACCAAATGTTTTTGTGGCTTCTCCAATCCACTCGTCCCAGTTCTTTTTGTCAGCCATAATCGTGTATATTATCTATTGTTTTAAGCTTGTCTAGTAGAAAGTTATACTTGGGTAGCCATCGGGGGTCGGCCTGCGGGGCGAGCCGTTTTCTCAAGAATAGAACTCCGCGTCTTTAGATCATTAAGAGCCATTTGCTGGCGGATGGTCTCCATCTTTTGAGCGTGGGTCTCTTGGTTCATCATGCGTTTTTCCTGCATCTCAGCCAGTTTGAGTTGGGCCTTCTGGAATTCCATTTCGGCCTTCGGGTCCATCTGTCCTTGCGGGGCCTGCTGCATTGCGGCTTCCTGCATCTTAGTTTGTTCGGCCATAGCCCGATTGATTACTTGCTGCTCCAACTCGTCCACATAGGCGGTGACGTTCTGAAGTTGACGCTTGAGTTCATTGACCTCCTGCTTGCGGAAGCTGTTGTTTGAGAATAGAACCAAATGCTCGGTGGTGTGGTCGGCGGTAGGACGAAGGATGGCCATCGCCTGCTCGTCGGGCATCTGCTGCTGGCGGTGCATTTCAATAATCTCCGCCATGAGGGGAATGTGGGCTTCGATATGGACAGCGTGGTTTTGGCTGTCATGCACCATTTGCTGGATTCCGTTGCGGAGGTTGCCGTTCTCAAGGTTGGCGATGTCGAAGTCAATCGTGCGGCGGGGACCCTTCTCCGACACAAAGAGATTGACCTTCTGCCAACCCACACCAGAGATACCAGCAATGACAGAGCGGAGGGTGTTTTCTTTGCCTTTCTCGTCCATCAAGGAATAAAGTTCCATGAGTTGCTTGCTTGCCATCTCGGTCATTACGGGGCTTCCGTCACCCATGGCGCGAAATGCTGTGACTTTCAAAAACTGGCGCATACGCTCAACACTCACTCCTCTGCGTAGACAACGTTTACGGAATTCCAAGGCAAGGCGTCCTCCCTTGTCGTTAGCCGTAAGAAGCGGACTGACCGCCCTGCGATACTGCTCAGTTAGAAGTTTGTTATACGGAGTATAAAATAACTCTAGTGCTGCGGCGTTCAGGGTGGACTCTTGGCGGGCTTGCTGCACCACTTCGGTGGCGGAGCGGGCTTGGCCTTCGGGCGTGGTCTGGCGGGAGCGGTAGCTGCCCGTATTGTTCTGCAACACCTGACTCATCAGGTTATAAACAGGGAGGCCCTGAGTGGCCACGGCAGGAGGTTGAAGCTGGATCGGGGTCAACCCGCTGGGGATGAACGTGTACGGTCCTACTTCAATATATTGAAAATCTTGGATGGCTTCGGCGTCACCCTGCAATTGGATAAGGCCAGAGGTGATTGCCGCTTGGGCGGCTTGACACAACACGCGGTTGGAAATCTGGATCTGGTTATAAATCTTCTGCTTGAGTCCGCGAATCGTATGAAAAGTTCCCTGTCCGACCCCGTAGGTGAAGATGACAAAGCATTGATTTACATTCCCATAGCGGCTGTAGCGTTCGTAGAGGAAGTCCGAAGAATCCCGACCTCCAATTAGCTGTGTAAACTTGCCATCAAACTCCTTGTTATACCCGTAAACCAACTGAGCCCTATGGTAGGCCGACTCACCAGCGTAAAGATCGTTCTCTTTGATTTCGCGCTCAAAATCCTCCCAGTGGGCAGTGTAGTTCTTCCACTGATCCCGCTTGGTTGATGCCTTCCAGATGGCTTGTTTGACCGCGTTGAGGTTCCAGCCAAGGGCTTTGGCCGCTTTGGGATTGCGGATGTAGTTGTAAAGTTCACTCACGCTCATTGAGCGTTGGACGATAGCCACTTCAATAGATTCATCTGATACCTTGGTATCGCGGGCCACTTTGAAATCTTTGAGTCCGCATGGCTCCCAAAAGATCGATCTTTCATCGGGCCACATGGCAACCCCAACTCCGTCTCCGACAAACTCACGGGATAGAAGTTGCATGTTGTAGGCATGGTCGTTCCATTCCTTGAGCATCCAATCAAACTCCTCAGAGATGATCTCGGAGTCTTCATTGGAGTCTCCCTCGTAGGAGTCCATGATGACGTTGGCAATGCGGGGCACCCCGTTTTGGAGTTCGATATAGGGGGCCAACGCCGCTTCCATGATGGAGTTGGCTTCTCCGAAGTTAGCATTAA